CCCAGACCAAGTGAAGATCCAAAACCACAACCCAGCTCCCGTACCATTAGACCAAGCACCGCCGACAAGAGCAATACGATTTCCGTCATTCTGATAGTAATAATCACACATATTAGTAGTAGAACTACCAGAAGCTTCAGTTGTTAAAGACATAAGGGGATTATTTGAATCATAACCCAATTTAGAAGCATAGCCATTAGCTGACGGCATTGTGAAATTTAATACGTGATAAGCTCCGTCAAATGTGTCAACAGCGTACTTACTAGAATCATAACATACATACGGAACGTGATCTTTTACATTTATACCGTCTATAAATTGCCAAATATTTCCGTAAGGATCCTCAATACCTCTATATATTACAGAATATGTTCCGTCATTACCCAAGCAACCAGATTTCATACCTAGGGTATCACAACCGCCACTGTTGTTAGGTGTACTACTTGAAACACGACCTTGTCCTAACATAGATTGACAATTATAATTAGCATACTCTACCAAATATAACATCTGAATAATTAAATAATGCCAATCTAGTTGTCCGAATCCGTCTCCTAAAGCCCTAGCATAAGCTCTAGCATTGGTTATATTATAATTTCTAAATGGCTCATAACCACTTCGGCTATACACTCTTGAGGCTGAACCTGAATAAGTATAACGTCCAACACTAAATTGTTCGCTTTTAATGAATCCGTCGTGTTTTTCTCTCGAAATGAGAATATATTCTACATTGTTAGAAACATATCTCTTATAATAAAATTCTGGTATTCTAGTTAATACTTCGCCATTAGAACCGTCAAACTTAAAAGTAGGTTCTCCATAATAAGCGGTTATTGCTTTAGCTTGAGTATCATAATTGTATGTAATAATATCAGACCAAGGGTAGATACTATCAAAATTATTAACAACAGAACTACCGTCTTTAGTTGCATTAGCTACCAATCCAACTGAATCGTCTGTTCTTTCCCAAGCTGAAGATGTATTAGAAGATAACGATCTTTTTATACCGTATATCTTATTTGAGGTTGTTTTCACTTCGAGATTTACTGTTTTATCTGTTATAGATTGTTCCACACCGTTAATAAGTATTTTTTCAACCTTATTAACTTGTGCTCCTGATGCTATTCCAGCTAACTTATTTTTTTCCAAAGTTGAATAATCATTAGTCGATAATCCTTTACCAGTTTGAGCTTTTACAAAAACACCGTCTTTTACATTAAAAGTCAACTTTCCGTTGACTTGTTTTAATTCTAACGTAGTGTTATCAGCATAATACTCATTAACTAGATCACTAACAGGAATAGTGATAGTTTCTTGATTAGCGAGAACGAGTATAATACTCTTAGTATCGCTATCATAATGTCCGCTACTAACTATTAACTCTAGTGGCAAATCGACAGTAACTATTGTATCATTATATTGTGTAAAAGTCAAAACTCCGTTAGCACTGTTATATGAAACAGACTTAAACAAGCTTGATATATTTTCTATTACTACTATATTACTAGGAGTTGGTACAGAATCTAATTTTTCTTCTAATTCTTCTGTTAAAGCTCCTCTAAAATATGGTAGGTTATTCCAGCTAGTATTACCGTCGCCAAATTTTAATTTTCCTGTATCAGTTTCGTAGCCTTGTTCTCCTAGAGCTAGAACTGGATTTTCAGTTTCCCAGTTCGTTTTTATATCTCTACGAGTTCTAATTATTTGTGCCATAATTATTTCCTCCTATTCTGTATCTTTTTTCTTTGTAAAAAAATACGTAAATACCATTGTTACAATGTTGCTAAATAAAGTGAATACTAACTGAATCAAATCCATATTTCCTTTAAAAAAAACCATAATAGTAATGATTTCTAAAGTCAATAACAATGTCAGTGTTGCAATAGATTTAACATCAATCAATTTACTAATTTTTTCTTTCATTTTATTTTCCTCCTTTATTTATATTAACTGGTGGTAGATTAAAACATTGATTAACTAATAGATCTACGCCGTGATTTCCACCTAAAGACTTATATTGTGTAAATAAGTCTTCTATGCAGGATCTAGCGTAATCAGGTAAATAACCAAGTTCCATATATTTTTCTATTTTACCAGTTATTTGACTTCTCAATAATAAAACCATACTATCTTTAATGGCTGTATTACTTTTTTTATTTTCTTTGAGTTCTTTTACTAAATAACCACTTAAGGCAGTTAATATAGTAGGAACTAACCATTGTATTACCATTTCCAAGTTTATTCCTCCTTATATTCTAAAATTTATGTTTTCTAAGCTAACATAGCTATTAGAACACATAGCGTCAATATAGACATTTCCATTACTTAAAACATCAACTCGACCAAAAGTGTTATTAGCATTTACAACAAATATTTTTCTTTTAGCCGGTCTATAACCAACTGGCAGAGTAAAAGCAACAGCTCCAACAGTTCCTCCTTTTATAAGTCCCTGTAAAAAAACTCTGTCTTTGTCTTTATAGTAACCAGCAGTATCATAATCGCCACCGTAATTAGTCCAGCTATTTAATAGCGTAGGACTTTTAACAGATTCAGCATTTAGTATATTAAGTTCAGCATTGTTTACATATAATCCATTTGTTCCGTCAGATTTAGGAACACAGTTTATACCAACTTTTCCTTTTCTTAAAGCTATAAGTGGAATACCATTTACTAATATTGCTGTAAAAGATAAGTCGTTTAGTTTATCTTTTAATTGAAATTGAAAAGTATATGTATCTTCAATATCAAAATCTCCTATAACAGTAGCACTTAATCCAACCTCTCCCTTAGTATAATCAATATAATAATTCTTTTTAGTATTAGGAATTAGTGATGTAGGAATATCAACCCAATTGTTATAATTAGTATCTGATGTTTTCTTATATCTATATTTGAAATTCAATACATCATTTTTTACCTCATTATTATAGAACAATCTACTAAAATTACCAATTAGAGCAAGAGTTACTTCTGTGTCATAATTATTTTTTCTTTTCATATTGATAGTAGGTATTTCAGGAACAGAATAAGCAATAAATGTAATTGACTTAGTTACTGTTGTGATAAAACCTCTACTATCAATAGCTCTAACTTGACAAGTATTGGCTCCTGATAAGTTTAGATTAGATATAGTTATTTTTCTATTAGTAAGGTTTGTTGTTTCAAATATCAAACCATTTATAATAGCTTGATACTTAACAATCGTTGCTTCATTTTTTCCTACGGCTTTAGAACAGGTTATTTCAATACCATTATAGTTTTGAATCAGAACTTGATTAGTACCTAAAATAGTATTAGCAGTAGCGTTAGTTCCTTTATAAGTCCAATCTGTAAAGGTTGGCTCATTTCCAGAACTAGAAATTGTTAGTGTACCTGATTTAGGTGTTGATCCAGCACTTGCACCACGAATATAAGTAATACATTCCAAATTTAAAGTAGCAGTAGGACTATTCTTTACTAATCCGTAAATTGTATTTATTTCAGCCTGAGTAAAGCTTAAAGTTGTTCTTGTTGATATATCATTTATTGTTTTTATTAACGTAGATCCAACTTTAACCTTTAAACTATGTGTATAAAAATCTTTATTTCTATTTACATTAACAGTTATAGAACTTCCTAAAGTTATATTAGGTGTATCTTTTATTGTACTTAAAGTAGGATTATATGCTGTTCCTGAACGAGAAGTAGCATTAGCAATTTTTGTACTTCCATTATAAGTCGTACAATAAATGGTAGAAGATGTACCAGCATTAAGCATAGTTTCAACCTCAGATTTACTTGGAGTCCAAGTTGTACTAGTTCCTACACCTGTTATAGATTTTATCAAAGTAGATCCAACATATATATCAATGGTATGTGTAAAATTAGAATGAGCTCTATTAACAGTTATTGTAGTTGCGTCTCCTTTAACAAAATCAGCACTAGAACTTATAGAACTAGCACGAGGAATAGAAGAACATACCATATTAGTAGAATTATCTTGATACATATTAGGATTATTCCACCTAGACGTGTCTCCATTTCCGTAATAGAACATTTGCTTAATATATGCTGATAAAGTTAAAGAACCGTCATTGTTATTATTAAAAGTAGTAGTACCACTTGCAATAACGTCTCCAGCTCTCCAGCTAGTTAAGATTGCTCCTCCAGTATGGTGGTCGTATAATGTAACGCCACCTAAAGAAACATATAAAGCATACAAGTATGAATAAGGAGTTCCCTCAACCGTTATCTTCCAACTAACAGTTGTCTGATTTTGGTTTCCGTCTGTTTGAGTAATATTGGTAATTGTTAATCGACAATGATTATCGGTTTTACCCGATACGTGGGGACTATTTCTACAATCTAAGACACTAGGATTTATACTAGCCATATTATACCGCCTCCTTATCAACTAACACTATGTCTAAGCCCTCTTTAACAGCTATAAACATAGTTTTTACATCATTAACAGATGTATCTCCAATTTCTATACTTTGATACGCCCATAATTTATTAACTTCGGTAGTATCTTTATTTAAAGTAAATACTTTTATCATTCTTCCATTTACTAAATAATAACCAGCAAACTCACTAGGGCTAATAATTGTATAACCAGAATAAACACTATTTTTAATAAGCATACCGTCAATATCAACTAATACTTCGGAAGTATATAACTCGCCACTAGCTTGTTTCCATTGTTGAGGACTATTACCAGTATTTAAAATCAAATCACTTATTAACATTTCTGTTGATGTAGCTTCTAGTATTACTTTAATTGAATTACCTTGAGCTATAAACGAATAATTATAAGATCCATTTTCTTTAGTTTGATCGTAAACAGTTACTTTCGTACCATTTTCAATCATTACTTTAGCAGTACCTATAGTTTTAAGTTTATTTGCTATAAATGACAATGTATAAACATTGCCAGTAGTAACAGCTATTTCTTGTTCTATTGAACCAGTTTTAATTAACCAACCACGATTCGCTAGAGTATTTATTCTAGTAAAGTCATTTTCAATATAATCAATACTTCCAGAAAGCAAAGTCCAAAACTTCGGAACATTATTACTATCTATTGTTTCCCAAGCAAATCCAACACTGTTTTTTATTAAGTTATCACTACCTGTTTGAGAAATAATTGTTTTAACTTCAGTAGAAGATTGTTCTATTTTAGTTAATCTAGTTCCTTGTTCTGTTATTTCTTCGTTTAAAGATGTAATTATACCTTTAATTTTATCAACGTTTAACCATACATTTTTTATTTGCTCTCCAACTTTTCCAGCACCTTTATATTCTTGTTTTGTTTTGCTTTTTGCAGGAGAAGAAATGTTGGTTTTTAATGCACCATTATACCTTATATTTAGATTCATAATGATACTTGGTTTTATACTTCCGTCTCTATCAACAATATCAATAATAGAATGGTTTAATTTATAATTTCCTAGTACCATTTCAGCAGTAAAAGGAAAGTATCTGAATCCTATTAGTTGACCTAGTAGTAGAGGAGCGTATTTTTCTCTGTCTTCATTAAGAATCAAATTATTAGAAATTTTAACTTCTGTTAATCCGAATTTTTTTATGCTTTCTTCGTCTTCAGCTATAATAACATCATAGTCAGTAGAACCGCTTTCGTCAGTTTCTGTTAAAACAACTCTATTAACATAACCGAAACAATCTTCAACATTAAGTTTCTTATAAACACGTGGTTTTAATTTATAATCGCTTTTCTCGAAAAATTGAATATGCAATTTATCGTCTTCGGCTACTTTGGCAAAACATAAACAAGATTCAGCAATAATTCTTATTACTTCTCTGAAAGTTGCACCTTTTGTATAAAATTGTTTTGTAAGTATTGCTTCAGAACACCAAAAGTTAGTTGTAGCTAATTCTATTCCTAAATAATCACATATAGTTTGTACTACAGATAATCTAGTGCAGGGGTAGTTAAAATTAAGATTACATTCTTTATCAAAAATAAAGGATCTATCTTGTAAATTAAATTCTGTTTGAATTCCTACCGTTTCACTATCAGTTTGCTTTACTCTAAATGTTCCTAAAGAAGAATAATTAACAACATCATTTTCTTTATAACCCATAAATATTTCTATATCTTTATCAGCTAGGGAATATTTATAATTCCCATTAGAAATAGGATTCATAATCTTGATTCTTGCAGTTCTTGCGTTGAAACAGCCAAATATTTTATCTAAATTATCGTTTACTTCTATTTCTTGCAAATCAGTTTCAGATCTTATATTTATATAATCATAAAATCCACTAGCAACACCGCCGTCAATTTCCGTACGATCTATATCTGGAGCGTTACCTCCGTCGATAGGTTGCACTACATAAGTAGAATTAGCAAACCCACCGTCAATCTCGGTGGGGTTCACTTTTTCAATATATCTAATATAGGCTTTAATTGATTGAGATAACCTATTAAAATATTCGTTATTCATTATATCGACCTCTTTCGACGTCTCTATATGCTATTAACTGAAATGTTAATTCCTGACAACCGTCTTTAGTAGATTTATGGGGTGTTCTAATTCCAGGACAGTAATAATCATTTATGTAGTATTGTCCTTGTTCTAAGTTGTACCATTTTACCTTGAATGGTTTTTTCTTTACCATATTTAGAATCAATATTATTTCAAGGTAAGTAGTAGAACCAATAGAAACCTCTAAGTCTGGAACTCTAGCAACTTCATAAGTTGTTAGATCAGCTTCAGCGTTACGTTCGGCTGAACTTTCAACAGGATTTAAGATAGGAGCTACATTTATAACTTTCGGTACCTTTACAAATTGTCCTTTGTATTCTATATAACAAAGAGAATTGATAGGCTCAAAAGTAATAGAATTTAGGACTTGCTTTAATATTTCATTATCTGTATTCATATTGCACCTCCTATAGTGGGTTGTAGCCTAATTCGTCGCTATAAGCGTCGATTGCGTCAACTACAACTTTTCCTAACGTAGCTCCGTTAGAATCTACTAATCTTAGCGTTCCAGTCATTTTACCTGAACCACTATTTATTTTATTTACCCATTTACTCATTACACCGTCAAATACTTTAGCCATTTCACTTTCTTTAGATACGATTTCTGGATTGAATCGTGCGTTATCGTATTCAGCCATAACACCAACTGTTTCTTTGAATAAAACGCCTCCGTTTTCAAATTTCTTTATTTTAGGAATATCAAAGCCCCATTTTTTACCGCCTATAATAGGAACCCAATCGGGAACATCAAAGCTGATTTTATTGATACCTGAAATAAAACCATTCAATACATCAATAATTACATTAAGAACACCTTTTACAACTCCAGATAGAGAATCCCATATTCCAGTAAATATAGATTTAACACCCTCCCAGGCTTTCTTCCAATCGCCAGTGAATATTCCAGTAATAAACTTGATTATTCCTGTTAATATTTTTGTAATACCTGTTACCAAATCGCTTATGGTACCAACAATAGTACCAACAATTCCTATAACAGTGCTACTTAAGAAAGACCAAGCTGGAGCTAATTTTTCTAATAACCAAGAAACAATAGGTTTTATAAACTTGTTATATAATTGTAAAGCACAATCTATAACAGTTGCTAAGAACTCTCCGATAGCCTTAACCATTTTACTTATATGTTTGTCCCATAGCCAAGACAAAGTCTCTAAAAACGGCGTTATTATTGGCTCTAGTACGTTGTCCCATATAGATTGAAATAGATCAATAGTATTAGTAACGAACTCTCCAATACCGTCTAATATATCTTTACCATACTTATTCCATAGTTCTAATAGAATACCAGTAAAATCAGACCAAGCTTTAGTAAGAGTTTTTATTAAAGGATCTATTGCTTCAGTCCATACAGAATTAAATAACTCAGTCATTCCCTCTATAATTGGCTGAGAATATTCGTTAATTGTATCTCCTAAGTCAGTCCAAAAAGTAGTCCATAATTCAGTAATGTTTGAAAGCATAGTTTCAACGTCTAATCTAATGTTTTCCCAGGTTAATTGCATATTTTCCCATAATGCTTCGCCCATAGATACAACAAAATCGTAAATATATTGAATATATGACTTAACAGCATATACAAATGATTGAACTATAGCACTGTCCCAAACACTTTTAAAGACATCTTTTATTCGTTTCAATTTATTATCAATTTCCTCAAATGCTCCGTCTAAGGCGTCAGTAGCAGTAATTGCGTCAGAAAAGTCATACGGATCGTCTATACTCATTCCAGAAGCACCGCCAGACGAATCGCTATCACTATCTGAATCACTATCTAATACATTTAATTTATCGAATCCTTGCAATCCTTGTAATGCTTTTTTAGTTTTTTTAGCCTTATCAGTGGCGTCGTCCAAACTACCACCTAATCCCTCAACAGCTTTTGTAGCTCCGTTTGTTTCTGGCTTAACACCAGTTAGCATATAAACGAATCTTTGAAAATACTTACCGGCTAGAATAAGTTTTTCCATTATTTTATTTAAAGCTTGAATTATAGGGGTTAATACTTGAATAAAAGAACTTCCTAAAACACTTTTAAAAGTATTCCATTGTTCTGATAATACTCTTACCTGGTTAGCCCAGTTTCCTGATGTCCTAGAGAAGTCTCCTTGAGCGTCTTTAGTAACATCAAGTAAGTAATTATATCTTATAATTGCTTGTTCCGCCTGAGACATTGAATTGAATGACTTATCAATACCTTTAGATAAAGCGTAAGCCTCCAAGTTAGCAACATTAAGGTTTATACCTAATTGTTTCAATGGCTCAGTTTCTCCTGAAATACCAGCTCTAAGTTTAGTAAACGCCTCGTCTCCGCTAATATTATAAAATGAAGCCATATCTCCAGCTAAAGCGGTAAGATTTTGAGACATTGTTAATACTTGTTTGTCTGATAATTTCATACTTTTTAACATAGCTCCCATTGTGGAAGCATATTGTTTAGCTGATAATTCACTTAATCCTAAGCTCTTAACAGCATTTTTAGCAAAGTTATTTATAATCTCGGAACTTTCTCCAAATACTACGTCAACAACATTCTGTACTTCCTCCAAGTCGGAAGCAGCTTGAATACAGGCTTTAGTAAAATTATAAATGACTTTAACAGAAAAAGCAGTGGCTACAAGTTTAGTTATTCCTTTAAGACTTGTTCCAATATTGCTTATTCCTTTTTTTAACTTAGCGTCGTCTATTTTGGTGTCTATAACGATACTTCCGTCCGCTTGTCTAGCCATTTTTAACCACCTCCTAGAGCGATATTAAGTTGATCTTGAAAATCTCTTTCTTTTTCCTCCTCGGTTCTATTATCTGGTAGAGCATATAGTTGTTTCATTTCCTGATAAAACTTTTTTTGATTTTCAGGCATTTTAGGATCAATAGTCATACTACGATATTGCATAATTTTTACAATTTTAGTTTTATCTGTTAATCCGTTAAATAACATTTTGAATCTCCACCAATGTATGTTTTCAACAGTAAGATCAATATTATATTGTTGTTGATAAGCACTAACTATATAAGCTTGATCCGCCTCATAATCCAGAATACGATTATTTGATTCTCTTATTCTGTTTACAGTCTGACTTTGTTGTTTTTTTTCTTCTTCAGATTCTCCCATAGTATAAAACCACATAATAGCATTAAATGCGTCTAATATCTCTTTATTTGTTTTGATAGGTGGGGTTTCTATATACCATAGTTTAATTGATTGCATAATCTTTTCATACGGCGTTAGATACCTGTCTGACATAAGTTCTACAAATATCATAGCTATATAAAATTCTGTATTTATCAAAAAAGGACTACCGTTGACTTTTACTGTCTTCGGTAGTCCCTCTATTAACACATTCATTTTCGATTACTGGCTCTTTCAGAAGAATACTCAAATGCAACTACGTCTTTAGTTGCTTCACGACAGATAACGATTAACTGACTTAATAGATAGAGAGGACGCATATAAGAGTCCATATTATCTCCAAAGAGTTCAACAAAAGTTCCGCTTCCTAAAGCTAGATCAATACCGTGTTTACATTTTTCTAAAGTAGATGTTAATTTCTGTTCTTCTTTCATATTAGAAGAATCAATTTTTTTAACTTCTTCTCCGATTCTTTCTATTTCTCTAAGTAATTCTATACTATCAGTATTAAAAAGATAGGTTTTACCGTCGATTTTTAGTTTTTTTGTAGTTTCGGGAAGCGTTATTTCTATAACGTTATCTACAAAAGGTACTGAATTCACAGCATTTATTTTTTCATTTTCCATATTTTTTCCTCCATATTTTTTAATTATTCACTATCAGCAGTGAATGTTTTAGTGCCAGGATTGTAAGAACCCTCGATTTCTTGTCCGTTTTGGTGTATTTCAGCTTCAACAGCTAATACAGCACCACCGTCTCCAGAACCGTCGTTAGTACAATTAACCATACATTCAAACTTTTTAGCTTTAAATGAGCCAGCCTTTTCAGCTACTGGTTCGTATTCGTCATACTGAATAGCAGTAGTGATAACGTCGTCGCCCATTTTATCGTAGCAACCAGCTATGAAATCGTTAGCTGGATCTCCTTTAATTCTATCTCCAGTTAAAGAATAAATAGTTTGCATACCTGTTTTACTAGATGTTCCTTTACCAGCTTCGTCAATATAGAATTTTTGGTCGATAGTGGAGTTACTAGCTTTTGTAAAGTTTGTAAAACCTTTACCAACCCTAACATAATTTTCTTTGTTTCCTGTGCCTTTTTTATCGTCGATAACAAGCACACGATTACTTACTAACGGTTTACTCATATTTATACCTCCTTATAGTATTCCACTTTATAAATGGCTTGATAGATTACTGTACCGTCTTTAGCACGTGAATATAGAGCAGGAGTTCCTGTCATTTCCACATTAACAGTAGTTCTACCGTCTTGCAAAACAATTTCTTGTTTATGCTTATCAAAATAATCAGATATATTCCATAAAGGTTTAATAATACCTAATTTATCAACATTTGTATTTTGAGAATAAATAGCAAAAGGGAAGAATCCACTCTCATTACCAACAATATCTTTTTCAAAATATTTTTCTCCGCTTATTTGTTGCAGAGACATTGATAATCCTTTAGGAGCAATATCTTCTAATTCTAATTCACAAGGCAAATTCATTTCTTTACTATGATCGTTAATATAATCTAACACACTTTTAACAATTAGTATTTCTTGCATTTTATCTACCTCCAGCTAATTTTCTTGCTACACGAATCCATTTTTCTTTATTTCCAGCTTTCGCTTTTTCAAAATAGAAAGTAGAAGCGTTGGGGTTTGTGCTAGAATGATGTAAAATAACGTGAGTTCCGTCAGCTCTTTTACCATAATATTGATATGAAGCATATATCTCGTCCCACTTCAAACGATCCTCATTATCTCCTATACTAGGAATAACACTTCTTTCGAGTTCTCCTGATTGTTTAGGAATAAAATAATTCGTATCTTTTGCAACCTCATTCTTTAACCATTTTCTCGCTCGTGTGTAACTACCTGTAAATGAATTGGCGACTTTATTTTCGTCAAAATCAACTTTTACATTCATTAAGAACCTGATATTTCAAAATGATGTATTTCATTACCCATAGCGTGTACTGGTTTAACACTATCAACAGAATAACTATTTCCACTAGGAATAGGAGTATCTATTTTACCTAAACCAATATAAGTATCAGTATCAAAAGTGTAATAACCTTTTTTATCTTCTAATAACTCATATTCTTTTGGCTCAATATACACACTGTCAGTATCTATCTTATCTGGAAATACAAATAAGTTTAAAAGACTAGTGTTTGTTTCTCCCTCTTTAGTGTTTTGTTTAGCAATCGTTAATTCATATCTAACGTTATCAATAAATACTTTGTTATAAGTAAATCCTCCTGTATGATTACTAGCTATCTGATTCCAAACTGTTATTGAGTGCGGAAACATTTATTTAAGCCTCTATTCAATAAGCCAGTAGGGAGCAAGTAAACATCAACAAGAGGACTAACCTCTATACCGTTTATTGTTTCCAATTTTTGTTCTGACTTAGAAGCTTTTTGATAGCTATAACTTCCAATAGATTCACTTGTATAATTGCCTTTGTTTAACGACTTAACACCGCCGTCTTGATTCATTTTTTGAATCTGAAATGCAGTGGCTTTTTTCACAGCTGTTTTTATTACATCTGGAAACTCGTTAAAGTGATAAGTTTTAAATAGTGTTTTTTCGTCAATAATCCTACTAGCTATATCTACTAAAGAACTAAATGTTTTTTCAGTCATATTTTCTCCAGTAAGATCATTGTAAAAAGTTAAATCGACATAATTCATTTAACCACCTACTTATCTTCGCTTTTTTCTTTTGCTTTTTTTTCCTCAATTACTGGTTTTTCGTTCTTTTTTTCAGGCTCATTGTACTTTTTAAGCTTAAAACCAAGCATTTTAAACCATAATTGTAAATTATCGTCTAATTCTGTGATACAATTACCATTTTTGAACTTATAACCGGCAAATTCTCCATTAAATGAAGAATCAGGAGAGATAACTAAAAACATAATTATTCTCCTTTCTCAGGATCTCCATTTTCTCCGGTTTCTGGATTACCAGCTTCTGGATCCTTATCTTCTAAAGCTTTTAATTCAGCTTCTTTATTAGCAATCAATTCTTTTATTTGATTGTTAGTTAATTTTCCTTTAATTTCGATTCCTAGTTCTTCAGCTCTAGCTGTTAATTCAGCCTTGGTAGGTTCCTTAACATTTTCTCCGGTTTCTGGATTACCAGCTTCTGGAGTAGCCTTAGGTTTTTCTTGTTTTATTTCTTCTAAAGAATAACCCTTGCTTAAAAACCATTCTCTAGTAAAAGGATCTAATTCAGCAATAGCAACGCCGTTTACAAACGCAATATTGCTAGATACACCATTATAGCTTTTTTCAGGTGCTGTTATTTTAAACATAATATTCCTCCTTATAACTAAATTAAAAACCTTTCCCATTTAAGAGAAAGGCTTTAATTTCAATCGCCTTTAAATTACACACTTAAAGTTTTTTCATATACTGTTCCTGAAATATCTCCGCCAACAGTATAATCAGTACCAGCAGTTAATTTTTTATAAGCACCGCTTGTTTCTTTAGAATAGTAAGTTTTACCGGCTAAATATTTAGTGTCTGAAGTTTGTGTATATTCTACTTCAGCAATTTTAATTTTTCTGATAACACCAACAGATCTAGTAGCTTCAACAGCAATAGCTCCTACCATTTCTACTTCGCCTTTTTTAACAGCTCCAGCTGTCTTAAAGTCTGGGTAATAATGTTTAATTAAATCGTTACCGTCTGGACTTACACCGTGTACGCCCTCTAAGTCTAATACAACAGCATATAGAGAAGTTTCTCCGTCTTCGTTTATTTCAACGATAGGTTTAGTTGTACCAGGTTTATCTCCCATATCAACTAATACAGCAGTACCATATTTGATAATTTCGTCTCCCATAGAAGACTTATCATATCTAATATTAGGAACTCTATCAGCGATAGTTTGGAAAACAGCGTACATATCACTATTCATACAATAGTGAGTAGGTTTTTGACTCATTTTCGCAGTTACCTTACGAATTTCATATAACAATTTTTTATAATTAGAATCAATTTTTTCAGATGTAGATAAATCTAAAACTGTATCAGTATTACGTTCTGTAATAGTACCTTTAACAGCTTTATCAATACCGTCGAATCCGTCAGCGTCAACAGCAACGTCTCCATTGATAAATTGATCCAAGAAATAAGCTCTTGTTGCTTTAGCTTTTTGAGTAGATTGGAATTGTACGTGATCTACAACTTGTTTTTCGTCATTTGCGATAACACGGTCTAATTCATAAGAACCACCCATAACTTTTAATACAACTGTTGTTGGTGTAGTAACAGTTTCTTGAGAAGTATATTCTCCGTTAATTTTACGAGCTCCAGCTGTTGGCTGAGTCGTAATTCTGTTAAATACATAAGCTAATGTTTTTCCGCCTTGTGGTTTAACAGTATTGTCGAATGGAATAGCGTCTAAAAGAGGACACTTTCTAAATTCGTCAATAATCTTATTAGTCAACTTACTTTGTGATAAGTTTTGTGCTTGTGCTAATGTTAGCATAAATCATTCCTCCTTAATTATTTTGACTCGCCGTAAATATTCTCACGGATTTCGTCGTCAATAGTTTTTTCTTTTGGTGGTATTCCGCCTTGTGGCATACCTCCGTCAGTAGGAGCTTCAGTAAATAAATACTTTTTAGATTCACGAATACTACTTATTTGTTCGTCGATTCCAGATAAATTACCAGTCTTTTCATCATAAGTAATCTTATCTAAATCTAAATTAGCTTTTAAAGAGATAGCGTCAATAGTTTTAGAATTAGCGATTGCTAAATCAATAGCACTCATACGTTTAACGTCAGCTAATTCCTTTTTACCGTTTGTTTCTAAATCCTTATTAGCTTGTTGTAGTTTAGTGATTTCCTCTTGCAACTTAGTAGGATCTACTTTCTTTAGTTCCTCAAGTTGAGTAGTAAGAGTTTCTTTTTCAGTAGTAAGGGTTTTTACCTCTGTTACTTTTTCGTTAAAGTCATTCTTAGGTACATAGTACGTAGGAACTTCTTTCTTTGCACTTTCTACAATAGTAGTAATCTTTTCGTCTTCAACTCCTGCTTTTGTTAAAATTTCTTTTAACCAATCCATATTATCTTCTCCTCTCAGTTTTTATTCAGCTTGTAGGCTGTAAAGTCGAAATAACCGTTTTATTCTCTTGTAATCGAGTAAAAACATAATAAACAAAAAAACCGACAATAGTCAGTTCTTTTATAAATTATCACAATACCATAATAACACTAATTAAGTGTAATTAAAGTGTAATAGTTTTAATTGTATCAACTTCGTTTTGCATTACTTCCAAAAGTCCGTCTTCAGTTGCAATGGAAAGAGAAGCGATACCATTATCATTATCACTAGAGCGTGTAAAGGTTTCACAATGACCTTTAATATACTCTCCGGTATTTAATACAATTTCCACATCTTTTCCAAAAAACTTAATGAATTCTGTTTCTGACATAATCTTTAACTCCTTTATTTATCTCTAAGTGTAGGTACAATATGTACTCCTCGTTTAGAATAATGTATTTTGAAAGATTTTGTTTCAACCCAATTATTATTTGTGTCTAACACCTTACCAACAACAGTATCTGAATGAATAAGTTCTTTATTCTGCCATAAGCCACTTTTAGCGTTTCTTTCTAAAGCACCTGTACCAGAATATTTTTTTATCAATTCTTTAGTCAATTCTTTTGAAATAGTTACTTGACTAGATACACCGTCGTAGTTCTTATTGTTAGGATCGTGTTTTTCCCATTTAGACTCTCTATAATTATCTAAATCAAAATCTGTACTAAGTGTTGACTTAATAGGGGCGTCTCTTAGGTATGCTTTAACATTATTCTCCGTACTACCTAAATTATACGCCATATTAGCTTTATTTTCAACGTTTTGGCTAATAACGGTAGCTTTCTGTGATACAGAACGATTAAATCCATATTTAAACTCTCTTGAAGAATCACGAGTGAGATTATTCTTTTCTATAAAGTCTTTTAAATCGTTTCTTCGTTCTTTTAACTTAATACTTGCTTTTTCAAGCATAAGTTTATCTCCAGTTTCTTCAGCTACAATTATTTTTTGCTTTTCTACACGTATCTTTCTTTCTAACTGGCGTTGTTTTTGTTCTCTTTCGTACTGTTCTTTATTTTCATTAAGATTATAGTGTTTGTATGTTTTTTCGCTGACGCCCTCTAAATAAGGGTAGAATGTATGTCGGCAATTAACACCACATAATCCAGTAACAGTACCATAACCAGTAGCTTCATAAAAATTAGGGTATTCAGCACTAGAACCCTCTAGCATATATATTTTTCCTTGCCATTCAGCGTGGCTAGGTCTAGCTCCCATATGTGAAGATACTTCTACAAGATTAGAACCCCATTCCTTAGCTCTTTGTTCTTGCATTTTTGTCATACATTGATTATTAGCTGTTAATACCTGCATACGTACAGCCGATTCTAAAGTTCTTATAATCTTCGTTCCGTCAGTACGCATATAACTAGCACCTTTAATTCCTTTTTCAGCTAGTTTAGTAACAGCTTTTCTTACAGAACTACTATAATCATATAATCCCTGAGACACTTCTAAATATACTTGATTAACTATTTTTAGATATTCTTCGTTAGCACTTTCTAAAGCGGTAGTATTAACCAGATTAAACGAATCAATGGAATTAGATACAGAAGTATTTAATATTTCTTTTAATGATTCAGATTTCATTAAAGGAACAGCCTTTTCAGCTAAAACTTTTTTCTGAAATGCTTCCTTATAGGCTGATTCTTCTATATTAGCATAACCGCTTTTCTTTAATAACTGTTTTATTTCTTTTGTAGTTTTTCCAGTATATTTAGCAATTACCTTGATATTCTCATTTGATAACATACCCAAATCGTCAAGTTTTCTAGTGTACCACTCAACAGAACCGCCGTCTATTTCTTCAATATCTAATCTACTAGCGATATTACGCAATAAATCAGCTTCTATTTTTTCGTACAGCTCTTGTATGCGTTTATCGTCTTGCATAAACTACACCTCGTAAGTCATTTCTTTAGGTTTTCTAGCTTCCATAGTTTCTATCTTTTTAATAGCTTCAGATTCAGTTATTTTATAGACTCTAACATAATATTCTACCTTATCAATGATACCGGCGTTATATTCAATCATAGCTTGACGCTTAACTTCTGCCATATCTTCTATAATAGAATCGTCAAAGTTTATTGTTGTATCTCCTGTATATACTTTACCAGTTTTTAAATAGATAAGTGCCTCAACCATACCAATTAAAGCCGGTTCAAGAATAACTTCGTGTTTTTGTATGTTTCTAAACATCTCAGAGTTATCGCTAATTGTTTCAGTAGCTGTTTTAACTTGTCCTTTTTCCCACTTGTAGCCATTATCTCCAAAACCAATTTTTTTACCATACAAATTAAGATTAGTTTGTAAGCCTGTATCGTGTTGTTCTGCTCTTATATCAAACTTAGATTCTCTTATCATATCTGTTCCGTCTTCGTCCGGCATTGCGTAGAACTCTATGTCGTTTTCGTCAAATACTGGAACAGCGTCTCCGTTTTCTAAATCAACATTTAAAGCACCGCTTTTAACAAAGATACGTTTTTTACCAAGATTAAACTCATTTTTATAACTATCATAAATAAGATCTATAGTCTTCATTTCGTCGATAGCGTTAGCAAATATAGCCATTCCCATAGGATTACCCATATCAATATTATTTACTATATTAGGTTTTATTATTTGAAATGTTTTAACATCATTCCATACAACCGGCATAACATTCTTAGGTAATTCTCCCTCGTTAAATGTTCCGTCATTATTTGCAATAATAATTTTATTTTCTACACAATATTTACTTCCAACTTGTTTATGTATATTAACGTAATATGTTTTTTTATCTCCGCTTTCAATTAAACTAGCGAAAGCACAATCAATTATTCTTCCTTTTTTCCACTTAAGAGGGAATATCATAGGAGCAATAATAAAATCAATAACAGGTTGATCTCCTGCTTTATATTCTACAAACGCACCTGTACCTAACGCAAAAGTTTCTTCTACTAATTGATTAGCATTTAACCAAAATTCGTTCCTTTCCAATATATCGTCTAGTGTTTCTTGAGAAGTGGTGGAGATAGTTACTTTTTCACTCATAAGCTTATTAGCCCAATCTTCACAGCCTTTTTTAGCCATACCTAAAGTATATCTTTCTCTTGGTACTTGTTTTTTACCGTTATATTGTTTATATGAATGAAACTTTTTAACTTTTCCAGAATACCACTCACGCCAAGTATTTATATAAGCGTAATAATCAGAGTTAATACTATAACCAAGTCCTCTTAAATATTCAACTATTGAATTCATAAAATCACATCTCCTTTTCTAATTATTTTATAAATCTTTCATAGATTATCTCCCATATTTCTTCTTTATGAGCTGATAACACGCATATAATAATAGTTCCTATTAAAGCTATTATTGTAACAATCAAAGCAATTATTGTTTCTAACATATCTATCACTCCTTATCTTAAAATTAGTTTCATTTGTTTTTCTATTGAATACTCGAAACTATCGAGAGAGTCTATGTTGTAGTTTCCGTCGTCCAAACGAACGTCGTCTATTTCTTCGTCGTCCCATACAGCATTATCAAACGCTGATATAGTATTGGGACATTTTTCTCTAACAACCCATAATCTATCTTGTCCGAACATAGCCGTAGTGAATCTGATACGGTCTATAATTTCTCCTTTAATAGCATTATGAATTATTATAGGGTAGCCTCTTAATATTCCCTTAGAATCAGTGTATTTTGCTTTTAATAGTGCTGTTTTTAATCCACTAATAAGAATCTGTTCTGCACTATCACAATATACGTCGTGTAATTGTGGGAACTTTTTAAATGAATTAGTAACGAACTCAACGAAGTTTGTCTCCAACTGTTTAGGAGTTAATTCTTCTTTGTGATACCATTCGTCAACTATGATTACATCTTTAAATCCTCTAGTAACTAATGTAAGAGTAAAAGAAGTAGCGGACTTATTACCTCCAAAGTCCACTCCAATATAAGCTCCAACAATACTATCTTTAAACTTATTTATAAATTCTTCATAAGTAATAGTTCTACTTTCGTCAAACGTAGTATAAATACGTCCCTCAGCTGTAACCCATAATCCCTCGACATTTCTTTTATAGAAGACACCAGCAAACATTCTTTTATAACGAAGTTTAACTTTTTCTGATAACGTAAGGTTATCGTCCATAGTAAAATGTAAATATAAGAATCTCTTTTCTTTAGCTTTATCTATAAATTCAACCTTAAACCAGTGGTTTGGATTTTTAGGATTACAGTTAAACCAATATTTAGCACCCTCAACAGAACATCTAGCCATAGCTTGATCTACAAAAGAGTAAGGCATAAGTGCTACCTCGTCGAAAAATACACCAGCTAGCGTCATACCTTGTATTAAATCTTGTGAAGATTCGTCTTTACCACCAAACAAGTAGAAGTTATTATACTTATCGCCCTTATAAATAATAATTAAATTATCTGTACGTCTTTCTTCGTATGTATAACCTAAAGTAAGAACTTGTTTTTTTAATGTATTGATTACATTACGTCTTAAAGAACCAATAGTCTTACCACATAACGCAAAATCAACACCGTCAAAGTTTGTCATAGCCCATAACACAAAAGAGGGAGCCATTGATATAGTTTTACCTGATCTAACAGCACCGTCAGCTATAACGCCGTCATAATCCTTGTAAGGACTACCGTCGCACCACCAAGACAATATCTTTAACTGTTTCTTTGAGAGCGGTTGCCATATAAAAGGCTTACTTTTCTTTTTCTTCAGTAGTTTTAACATCTTTTTCCTCGTCGTCCCATATTGAAGACATATTTCCAGTAATAGCCTGAATAATAGAACCATTTAAGCTGTCGTCGCTCTCTAACTCTTTCGCTTGAAGTTCTAATTCTTTCTTCTTTAGTTCTAACTCTTGACGTTTAAATTCTTTATCTACGATAGTACCATAAGCCATAGCTAAGTCTCTAAGAGTAGTAAACATATCTACGTTATCGCACTTATCTTCAATATTTTGCATTAACTTACCCAGAACTCTTTTAACCGTTTCCTTTCGGTCGTCCATATCTTTGATAACTTCCTGGGTATTATTATTTTTTTTCTCCTCTAAC